TACCTACCGAAACGGTAGAATTACCATCAAAAGGGTTATTATACCCTAAAGATTCTCCTTTATCTAGCGGAACTGTTGAAATGAAATACATGACTGCTAAAGAAGAAGATATCTTAACTAATCAAAATTATATTGCTCAAGGTATAGTAATTGATAAATTATTACAATCTTTATTTGTAGATAAGTCTATTAAGTATGATGATCTTCTTATAGGAGATAAAAACGCTGTTATGATAGCAGCACGTATATTATCTTATGGAAAAAGTTATCCTGTTTACTATAATGGAGAAACTGTAGAAGTAGATTTAACAAAGATTGATAATAAACCTATTATACAGGAGTTTGAAAAATCTTCAAAAAATGAATTTGAATTTACTTTACCTCAATCTAATAATAAAGTTACTTATAGAATTTTAACTGCTGGCGATGAAACAGCAATTGAACAAGAAATAAAAGGTTTACAGAAGATAGATAAAAACGCATCACCTGAAATTACTACAAGATTAAAATATATAATAACATCAGTAAATGATTCTAGATCCATAGGAGATATTAGAGACTTTGTTGATAACTACTTACTAGCAACAGATTCTAGAGCTCTTCGTAACGAGTATGGTAGAATAATGCCTGATATTGATCTTACGTTTGAATATACAAACAATGATGGCGGAAAGGAGAGGGTAGGCATTCCTATAGGCCTAGACTTTTTTTGGCCTAACGAAAGAGTATAGACAAGCACTCTTTAAACAAATACACGAAATAGTATTTCACGGCAAAGGCGGTTATGACTGGGAGACAGTTTATAATATGCCTATATGGTTACGTAGATTTACGTATAACTCTATTAGAGAACATTACGAAGCTGAGAAAAAACGTATAGAAGAATCAAGTAAAGCAGCAAAAGGTAAAAGAAGAGGTGTTGCAAAACCAAAGACTAAACCATCTTATAGGACAAAAAGAGCTTCAAAGTAGAGCTCTTTCCTATTTATATGAAAGAATACCCTATTAATGGCAACTAGAGACCAAGAACAAAGTTCCAAAAGATTAGCAGATAATCTCAAAGACGCAGAATCATCGATAAGACGGATAAATACTGAAGCATCTGATTTGAACTCAGACTTCAATGCTATGAACGCTACTTTCAAAGAGTTCAAAAAAAATGCTGGTGATTTTGCAGGAGAGTTAAAGGGAGCTGATGACATCATGACCTCGTTAGCTACCCGATCAAGAAAACTTACAGGGTTTACAGTAGAGCAGTTAAAAAATAAGAAAAAAGCTGCTGACTTCGATAATGCCAGATTAGAAAACGAATCAGATATAGCAGCTATCAACGGCAAAATAGCTGAACTTAATAGAAAAAAATTAGCTTTTTTAGGAAAAGAAGATGACTTTTCTAAAAAACAAGTTGAAAAACTAAATAAATACCTAGAAACTCTCGGTCATGCAGCACAGAAGGCTGGGGATATGGGTAAAATGTTCCAAGAAATAGTTGAGGCTAATGATAAGTTAAATAAAAATACTGCATTTTTTGATGCGTTAGATAACTTTACTAAGAATATTCCTTTGATAGGTGGAGCTTTTGGTGAATTCTCAAAAGCATCTAAAGAAATTAGACAAAATTTAGGAACCGGTATTTTAGAAACCTCAGCTAGAGCTCTCCTTTCTATAGGATCTAAAGCAGCAATAGCAGGAGTAGCTAAAGGGTTAGTAGCACAAAATACACAAATTACTAGTATTGCTAGAAATTTAAATATTGGAAGAAAAGAAGCTACAGCATTTAGAGATGACTTAGTTGATTTTTCAGTAAAATCAGGTAAACCTATAGGCTACTTACTAGAAGGTATAGATTCAGTAAATGAAAGTTTAGGTACTTCAGGACTTATATCATTAGATTCTGCAAAACAATTCTCTACATTAACTCATAGATTAGGGCTTACTAATGAAGAAGCCGCTAGTTTATTTAACGCAGCTTCAGCAACTAATCAAACCTTTAGAGAATTAAATAGTAACTTAATAGGAAATGTAAAAGAATTAAACGCTGTTAATAATGCTGCTATAGATTACAAGCAGATTATGAAAGATATTTCTGGTTTTTCAAATGCTGCATTACTTACTCAGAGCAAATTTGCTGGAAGCTTAGTCAAAGCTGCTTATACCGCTAGAAGGTTAGGATTAGAAATGTCTACCTTAGAGAGTATTAGTGGTAACTTACTTGATTTTGAAACATCTATAGCTAGTGAATTAGAAGCTGAACTACTAACCGGTAGACAATTAAATTTAGAAACTGCTAGATTAGCAGCCCTTAAAGGTGATTTAACTAAAGTTGCATTAGAGTTAGAAAAACAAGGTATTAATGATGTAAAGTTTGGTAAAATGAACGTTCTTCAACAGGAAGCTATTGCTAAAGCAATGGGTATGTCCAGAGAAGAAATGGCTACTATGTTTGCCAAACAAAAACAATTAGAAAAAGTTTCTGAACAATTAGGAATTAAAAATCTAGAAAAGTTATCTCATGAAGAGCAGGTTGCTGCTATTATGGAGAAACAAAATGTAGATAAAGCAAAAGCTTTAGAATTACTAGGAGAACAAGAATTAGCAGAACAACAGTTAAATAGAGATGCTGCAACAGCAATGAAAGATAGTGCTTTAGTAATGACTGAAGCATTGAAAGGAGATAAACTTAATAAGACCATTACTGCTGGTATGGATCTCCTTAATAAAAATATGGATAAAGCCGTATTGGCAATGCAAGGTTTAGCAGCTGCTGGTATGTTATACTACGGAGGTAGAATGATAGGCGGTTTATTAGGTATGGGAGGTATGAAAGGCTTGAAAATGCCTAAAATGGGCGGTATAAAGAATATGTTTTCTTTTGGCTCTAAAGCAGCTCCTAGCGCAGTTAAGACAGTAGCAGCAGCCTCACCATTTGCAGTTAAGGCTTTCTCTTCAACAGCAAGTGCAGTAGCACCTACAGCAGCTAAAGCATTACCTCAAGCTGTTAGTACTGTAGCACCTACAGCAGTCAAAGCTGTTGGTAAAACTGCAGGTAAGAGCATAGGTAAGTCTTTAATAAAGAAGATACCAGTAGTAGGAGCATTAGCAGGAATTGGATTTGGACTTTCAAGAGCTATGAAAGGAGACTTTACCGGAGCAATAGGAGAAGTAGCTTCTGGTGCTGCATCTCTAATACCAGGTATAGGTACTGGAGTATCAGTAGCGATAGATGCAGGATTAGCTGCTAGAGATATATATAAAGGCACAAGTAGAAGCGATGAATCTATTTCTCAAGCTGCAACAGATGCTTCTACTAAATCTGAAAAAGCAGCAAGAACTCAAGAAGAGTTATTGAAAGAAAACAGAAAACTTAATTTACAGATGGAACGAATGCTACAAAGAGAGACAAACATATTAATGGACGGAGCAAAAGTAGGAAGTATGATTTACAAAAGTACTTACAAAAATTAACTATTTATAATAAATAAAAATTTAATAAAATGGGAATAATAAATAACTTTAAACAAACACCTTCTGATTTAAGCAAAAAAGGACAAACTCCAAAAGTAGACCTTTCTAACTTAGATAAATTAGGAAAAATCTTTACTAAAGATGCTGCTGCATCTACTTTAGATTTAGATAACAAGGCACCAAAGAAATATACTGACAATTTACCTAAGTAATAAGTGGGAATACTTCAAAATTATACTGAACAGGGTATACCTGATAATAATCGCTTTAAGTTTGAACCAGGCGACAAACCGCCTATTGTCAAAAGCATACCGTCTACTATAGACAGTAATGCTCCTAAAGCTAATGAAGTTACTAAAAGAGCTGATGATTTAGTTAGAATAGGAAAAATTTTAACTCAAAAAGAAGGAGTAAAGTATTTAGCTAATGAAGCATTATTAAATGCTGGTAAGTATAAACCTAATCCTAAACGTAAAACAGGAGTAGGTAAGAAGTTAAGTGTGCTATCTCAAGGATTACTAGATACAGCAAAACTAATAGGTTCTACTTTAGCTCAAGTACCAGTTAACGGAACTGGATTACATTTTGTAAAAAGATTTGCAGGTAAAGGAGAAGGAACTTATCTAAATGATATAGGATTTGATCAAACTGTTCCTCATGCAGTCAATAATCCTTTACAAGGTGCTTCTGGTAAATCATTACCTGATGCTAGAGGAGTGTCTAGTAAAGCAGATGAAGCACTACAAGATAACGGATTAAGTATAGTGGCAAGCGCACCTTCGGGTACTAATACTGACTCTGTGTCTAAAACAGGAGAAGTAGGTATTACGTTTAAACCAGGACTAGGATATAATGATAAATTTACTGATGAAACACAAAGCGGCAACAAAAATATTACAGTAAGAGTCGGTTTAGGATCACCTGGTAAAGACCAAACTTTAGAACTCGGTGAAGATAAGATAAATTTATTAGCACCAGTTGATGCAAAATTAGACGGAAAATCAGGAGATACTGGAAGAGATTTAATTAAATTTAGAATACAGGTCTTAACCCCAGGAGAAGATGATGCTAATCCTAATGCCAAACATTTATATTTTAGAGCATTTTTAAATACTTTTTCTGATAGTGTTAGTTCGAATTGGAATAGTTTTCAATATACAGGAAGAGGAGAATCATTTCATACTTATGGAGGGTTCGAAAGAAGTATTGATGTAGGTTTTCATTTAGCAGCTCAAAGTAGAGCTGAAATGAGGCCGATGTATAGAAAGTTAAATTATCTTATAGGGTCTACTGCTCCTACATATAAAAATAATTTTATGAGGGGAACATTTGTAAAATTGACCGTTGGTGACTATATTTATGAAATACCAGGGTTTATTAATAATGTTACTATAACATGGAATAATGATTATCCATGGGAAATAGCTGCTGGTAGAATTGAAGAAGATGAATTAGATACTGGAACTCAAGAGCTACCAATGATATTAGATGTTAATTTTGGATTTACTCCAATACATAGCTTTATTCCTACAGCAGGCGGTTTTGATAGTAGTCTAGGTCAGAGTTTTGCTTCTAAATATATTACAAATGGATTTACAGACGAAAACACATATATTGAGCAGAATGATTTTTTAGATGGTAATTTTGGAGCAGTATAAAAATGAGTAGATACGAAAACATAGGTATATTTAAAACAGGAGAAAATAGACAGTATAGAACTAATCCTATATATCCTGATATTCCGGAAAGTTTAGATGATATTTACATAATAGCATCTGAAGAAGATAGGTATGATATATTAGCTAAAAAATATTATAACGATTCAAGTTTATGGTGGGTTATAGCATCTTCTAATAACCATCAAAGAGCATCTTTAAAGCTTACCCCAGGAGCTCAAATAAGAATACCTGGTAACATAGATAACGCTATAAGAAATTATAATAGTATAAATAAATCAAGGTAACATGTCTAAAGGATGGAACAGTACATCGAAGATACATTCTAATATTAGGAAAGAAGTTACAGACCAAATTGCTGTCAGAGAAGAAATAGTAGGTAAAAAAAGTAGAAACGATAAAGAATTACTTTTCATTAATGGAAAAACCGGCTGGATAAAATTATCTTCAGGAGTAAACTTTTTTACCGATAAAAAAGATAAAGAAACTTTAGGTTCATCTCAATTTGCGAAAAATACAATACTTTCAGGAGGTTTAATTAAAGATGGGGTATATAGAGGCGGTTTATTTGCTAAAAGCAATTCTGCTTACAGATTAGAAAATCCCGGTAAAGGATACAAACCAGCTCCTGGAATTACTTCTTTTCAAAGTAATTACTCCGGTACTTACGGTACCTATCAAAAATTAAGAATAGGATTTCAAGCTAACTCTTTAGATCAATTAGATGAATTAGAATCTTTATTTCTAAGACCAGGAATGTCAATGTTAGTTGAATGGGGTAATTCTATATATGTTGATAATGCAGGTAAAGTAAAAACTACTATTCAAACAGTAGAAAACTTTTTTACTAAAACCGGTCCTGAAGGTAAAAAAGATATTGTTAATAAAATAACTGACTTAAGAGAAAGTTCTTGTTATAATTATGATGGTATGTTCGGTTCTGTAACTAACTACCAATGGTCATTTAATGAAGATGGTACTTATGACTGTTCAGTTGATATATTAGGTAGAGGTAACTTAGTAGAAAGTTTAGAGTTGTTAATAGGACCTCCACAAAAAGAAGATGATGACGTAATAGAAGTAGAAAAAAATACTGATTCAAGAACTGATTTCGAAAGTTTTTTAAATATAATTTTAAAAAGTGATATACGAGTAAGAGAAAGGTATGTTAACGTAGATAATAGAGCAAGAGCTAGGTTTAATCGAGAAAATACAGAAACAGCCGTCAAGGCATTAAAAAAAGCTAAACCTGCTCTTTATGAAGCTTTCGAAAAAGAAACTAGAAAAACCGGAAGAGATTTAGAATTACTTACAGCAATTAACAATTCAGATGCTGATACAAATAATAAAGTGATTTTAATTAGATTAAGTAATATATTAGATATATTAAACGTTACTACTATGTTAAAAGGAGGTACAGAAAATAAACCTACCGAAAATATAGTAAAATTCTTTACAGGAAATACTATAAATCAAGAATTAGTAGAATATGAAGGAATACAGAAAAAATATGAACAGATAACTAATATTACACCTTATTTGACATTTCCTGGTCATGTATCAGTAAATCCGACTAAAGTAGTTCTTCCTGATAATAGAGAAAAAACACAATTTTCTTATAAATTTTTTAAGGGTAAAGAGCTAACTAGAAGATCAAATGATATTTTAGATTTATATGTTGGGATAGATTATGTATTAAATGTATTTGATGAATTAGTAAGTAGAGGAGATGAAAATGAAAAAAATGTTATAGATTTTGTCCAAAGTTTACTTTATGGTTTTCAAACAAGTTTAGGTGATATAAATCATTTCGATATATATACAGAAGCTAATACAGATATTTTATATCTTGTAGATAGAAAAATAACTCCTGAAACCGAACCTAAAACTTTAAAATTATTTGGTACTGAATCTACAGCAAGAAGTTTTTCTGTAAATAGTCAAATTACTCCTAGTATGATGACTACTATTGCCATAGGAGCATCTGCAACAAATACAGAAGCAGGAATAGACGTATTAAACTTTCAAAAATGGAATGAAGGTTTAGTAGATAGATTTGTTAGTAAAAAATCTTACTTTGCTAAAGAAGCTAAAAAAACAGAAGATTTTCTTAAACAACAAAAAGATGATTTTATCAGGCTTGGAGAATATATAAGTGAGCTAAATTTAGAATTAATTGATAAAAATGCTGAAAGAAATGGATCATCAACTTTTAGATATAATGCAAAAGATGAAAATTCAATAGCAGCTGTACATAAACAAGTAACTCAAAAACTATATACTTTAGCTACATTTAAAGAAGGTACAAGACCTGCTGGCCTCTTGCCTATAGAAATTAATTTTAGTATAGACGGTATTTCTGGTTTATCGATAGCTGAAACTTTTAAGATTCAAGATGAAGTGTTACCTGAAAGATATAGAGGTAAAGTAGGGTTTATAATTAAATCGTTAGATCATAAAATTGAAAATAATCAATGGTTAACAGATATAACCGGTATAATGTTTATATCAGAACCTGTTACTAAAATAAATGACTTACCTAATATAGCAGAATTCATTGAAGAACAGTTAGTTCCTGAAGAAGCAAATGAATTATCAGCAAGTGATATAGAAGATAAACCTATTTTTAGATACCCATTAGGTACTTCTAGAAAAATAAGAAGAGATAAATCAGGAGATGGTAGTTTTGGTGCAAAAAGAGGTTATAGAATTCATAAAGCAATCGATCTTAAAGCCAGTCCTGGCGATACTGTATATGCTCCTATTGCCGGTAAATTAGCATATAAACCTCTTTTTAATAATAGAAACGGTAAAGGTGGAGGGTATCTTATTATAGAAGGTACTAATGAAGGAGGTAACCAAGATTATTCTAAATGGAGATTTGCTTTAGGATATGCTACTATAGATCCTAAGTTGTTAGAATTATTTAAAGAAGGAGAAAATTCAATCAAAGTACAAAGAGGTACTGTAATAGGTGAAGTTAATTTTATGGCTGCTGGTGAAAGATCAAAAGATAATGATACTGATTTTAAAGCATCAGTTTACACAAACCCAGCAGATATATCAACTGAGATTACAGATCGAGTAAAACAAATTGCTACTTCTGTTGCTATCCGAGCAAATAATTATGAGTATAAAAATGTACTAGGAGCTACTGTAAAAGTATACGGTAGAGATGAAGATGAAAAGCATATGGAAAACCATCTCCATGTGAAAGTTCAATATGAAGTTGATGGAGTATTAAGAAATTTTAATTTAACTAATTATCCTAATTTTGTATAATGTATTTACCTAAAGGAAAAATAAGTAAACCTAAGTACTCTAACGGTACATTTGAAAAGACTGACGGTACTCCGTATGTAGGTTATTATTTTGAAGATAGTGCAGGTAATCTATATACAGGAAAATCACCAGGTAAAAATTCAAAACCTCTTATAGATTCTACTGATACTGAAGATAGTGATTTTACTCCTACTCCTGGATTTAACTTTTTTTCATCTGAAATAGTATTTCCTACAGAACAAGATTATGAAAATGGATTTTTTACACGTTATTTTTTACAAGATAATCGTAGTACTAAAATAATAGAAGTAGGAAAAGATAAATATGATAATTTTAGAAACAAAGGCTATATTAGCTCAGTTACTATAAAATGGTTATTAACTACTCCTATAGAAAACGTAGAAAAAGGACCTTATGTTTATTTTGGTTCTAAAGCTAAAAATAAAGAAACTATTGAAAAACAAGAAGATATATCTAATTTATCTTCTTATATCAAGAATTTCGCACAATTTATCAAAGAATAGTTGGTAAGCTAAGATAAATTACTTATCTTAGAAAAAAGGTTATAGTGTTTTATATTACAGAAACAGATCAACAATTAAATAGGTTACAGGCTTTATCAAGACTTGGTGCCTTTGTTTATATAATATCTTCCAACGACTATTACCATCCTCAACTTACTTCAACTGTAGCAGTTTATATTAGACCTTTATCTAGTAAACATGGATTTATAATTCCTATAGATCATACTGAAGGAGTTAATGTAGATAAAGAACGTGTCTACGAACTTCTAAGTAGTTACAATAGTTTATATACTATTAATAAGAAAGAGTTGCTCTATCACTTTAATTTACTTGATTCTATAGATGTTTCGTTACTATATTCTATGGTGAATTTTGATAGATTAGAAATAAATAAAGATAATTCAACAGTAAACTACTTTTATAGTAAACATCAAGATTTAAATTTTGTAAATAAGCTTATTCCTATCAGTAAACTTTATGAATATTGTGAAAAAATTTATAGTCAAATTGAAAAGACTATAGAGTTAGAACTACCTGAAGGTTTTGACTTTTATAATAAAACAGCTACTAGTGTTTTTTACTTATTAGAACAAGCAGGGTTAGGAATATACTATGAAGCATTTAATGAATTATTCAAACCAAGAAATAAATTATTTAATATTTATGATAACACAGTCTTGACGTCATATAATCTATATAACGTTACATCTAGACCAACTAATGCTTTTAACAGCGTTAATTTTGCTGCTATTCCTAAAAGCGAACAGCATAGAAAGTGTTTTCGACCTAAAAACGATTACTTTGTTGAGTTTGATTTCGATGGTTATCATTTAAGATTACTTTGTGAACAGATAAATTACGAATTAACTAACGAATCTGCTCATAAACAATTAGCTAAGTTATATTTTGAAAAAGATAATATTACAGACGATGAATACAATGAAGCAAAACAGATTAACTTTCATGCAATTTATGGGAAAATACCCGAAAAGTGGGCTTTCCTCGAAATATTTGAAAAAATTGATTCTTATATCAAAGACCTTTGGACCAGATATCAAGATGAAGGAAAAATCCTGGCGCCTATTAGTAAAAAACCTTTTACAGGAAGGTTAAAAGATATGAATCCACAGAAGTTAATGAATTATGTTATGCAGTCGTTGGAAACTTCAAGAAATATCACTATATTAAAAGAAGTACTAAGATACTTAAAAGAAAAAAAGACAAAAGTAGTACTTTATACGTATGATGCTTTATTATTTGATTTTAGCAAAGAAGACGGAAAAGGTACCTTAGAAGATATAAAAAAAATATTAGAATCTGATGGGAAATACCCAGTAAAATTTAAATATTCTAATAATTTAGTTTTGTGAAACAGTTTAATATTTATATGAAATGGTAAGTGTTATAGAACCTCGATTCGATTACGATCTCGAGCCAACCTACATAAACGAAGATATGAGTAATAAACTGTTCTGTACTTTCGCTACAGAAGATAGTCTTGATCAGGTGTTAAACCAAATTCAAGAACGTTACAATATAATTTACAATAAAATTTTTGTACTTTATTCAAAAAGTCAAAACGAGTACATCTGTACTTATAACGTAGATTTTGCTAACGTTGGAGCATTTTTAGATAACACCATCTTAGTACATCGAAAAAAAGAATCTAATACGTTATATACTATTAACGCTCTAAACACCCTTATTAAACAACTTAATGGCGGAGTATTAGATACCACTTACAAAGTTAATTGGAACGATTATAAAAATTGTGTCTTATTAACTAAAGGTCCAGATCTTAAAAGGGTAAACACAAAACTTTATAAAATAATTGAGATATAGTTGCCTATTTGCAACTTATTACTTATATTATATTAAACGTTATTTTAAAATTAGTTATACTATGGATTTAAATGCAATTAAGGCTAAATTAAGCGCCTTGAACAATGATAATCAGTCACAAGAAAAAACTGATTATACCAAAATTTTCTGGAGACCTGAAATGGGTAAACAGACAGTAAGATTAGTTCCATCTGCATATGATCCAGCTTTTCCTTTTAAAGAGTTAAAATTCCATTACGGTGTTGGGAAGTATCCAATGGTAGCTTTGTCTAACTTTGGTAAACAAGACCCAAT